GATTCGAACCTGTAAGGAAGGAGGATTACTATTAAATCTAACAAATGCTACCAAGTTTAGATTCCTCAATGCGTCTATCCAATTCCGCCACCTGACCATTTTTTTAAGTCGTTGTCGTTGTGTATCGTTTGCCAAATACATTCCTCACCCGGTGAGAGAAAGGCTTAGAGCCTTTCTTCTCGTCCGAGATGATTAGAGCGATAACAAACACGAGCGACACGAATATGAAGATAAAGCCGAATGTTATCCAAAGCGGAGCAAAGCACCACATCCAGGTCAGCCCTGAACTTGGCAACAACAACTTCACCACGCACAACACCGCTGAGAGCAATGTCGGCCATTTTGCAAATACCCCCATTAGAACGGCATATCGTCTTTAGGGGCAGGAGCAGCCGCTTGAGCCGAATTAGGCTTCCAGGTGTTCAGCTCGGCATTGTGGGTGCCATACTTGTCGGCTTCACGCTTCGGCCAACAGGCAATACGGACATAGCCCTTTTCGTCCCGATGCTCTTGGAGGAAGGCGATGAACTGATCCACATTGCAAGACATCTCAAACAACTCCTTCCCGGAGATGATTTTCTTGTTAATGTAAATCCCCTTTGCGTACACTTTTTGATTTGATTGGTTTGACATTTTTTACGATTTTATGGTGTGGTTTTTGTTTGCGGTACCCTCTTTCTTCAACTCGTCTATACCTATGGGAGTACCATTCAGAGGCAGAGACCGTGTAATTCTTGGGATGCGAATATGCATCATAGCCCTCCTGATAAGCACTCACGAGGTGCTTGGTTTCAGTTTCCTTCATCTTCATCACTCGCTTGACAACATCTTGCTTGGTGACCAAAGGGGGCAGCGTGGATAGCCAATCCAACAATAGCTCTATCGGGGTTGATTTTCTTCGGAATCTCATTCTATGGAAGTCACTTTGATAACGACAGCCGACTCATACTCATCCATATTTAACATCGGCTTTATTCTGTCTTGCAACATTTGGTTCGCTATTTGAGCGGTTTCCCAAGGGCCAAAATACAACTCTGGCTCGGCCTTAAATTTCAGCAAGACAACATACTTGCTTTGGTCTTTTTTTATCTTGACGGACTGCTGGTCTTCAATCGCCTGGGTGATGGCTTGGACATCTCGTTCCGTGCCTCGGTAATCGGTCATAATATCCCTCTCAACCGCCCGAATTGAATGGATGATGGTGGAATGGTCTTGATTGAAGTATTGTCTTCCAATCGCAAGCTTGGGGATGTTGGTGTACTTGCGAATCATATAGCAGGCCACTTGCCTTGCGTGAACGACATCCCACAAACGGGTCTTGCTGAACAACTTGTCCTTGTGGATTCCGTAGTAATCCGATACAATGCCGATAATGTCTTCGGCCATCGTATGCTCAATCTTTCCTATCATTTGGTCTTGGATTTTTTGTTGTCGGTGTTTTTTGCGATGACATCAACGAGAGAACCGCAATAGGGGCAATACGGACCGCCCTTGATGTCTATTTGCGCCTGGGTCACATCGTGTTGTATCAGGCCGTGCTTGTCGCACTTTCCAACGTATTTCATATCAAATTCAATAAAGGTCTTGGCACCAAATCGGGGTTTTCTCTCCCATATAGGCCCCCGATACGTTAAAGGAAAAGTATTCAATGGCCTCCTCGGCAGAACCAATCTTCTCTGCAAGAATGTCTATGCACTTGGACACGCTATAAATCAATACCATTGACTTTTCATCCACGCCTATAATGGCGCCATCCAATCCATCGGCCTTCAGGAATTGCTCGTCTGGATAGGTTTCAATAATTCGTTCAAGTAATGTCATCAGAAAGGTGCTTTTAGGGCTTGAATCTTCTCCTCAAAGGTAGGAATGTTTCCATTAAAATCCAACACTTTTGTGTATTGAAGTTTAATTTTCCCCATAGCGGTACCAATCTTCCCATTCCGATTCTTCCTCACAAGGATTTCAAGGAGGTCAATGAGTTCTTGCTTTTGAGGGTCGTGGTCTTCCATATACTCGGAAGGACGATACACGAACAAAATCTTGTCGGCATCAAATTCAAGTTGACCCGTTTCACGCAGGTCGCTCGGCTTGGGACGCTTGGAATCCCTCTGCTCCACGCCCCTGGACAACGATGACACCACACAAATCCAAATGTTGAGCCTCTTGCAAATCGTCTTGATGTACTTGGAGATGTTGGTCACTTGCTCAATTCGGGGCTTGCCTCGGTCTTCTGGTAGCGGAGAAATCAGTTGGAGGTAATCAATGTATGCCCCTTCAATCTTGTGCTTCTTGATAAGCTTTATCAACTCCAATTCCATCCGCTGAGGGTCAATGCCGGGGACATCCACAACGTGCAACGGTGCGCCTTTGACCTTATCAATGTGCTGAGAGATAGCCAAGAAGTCTTGACCGTTCATCCGCTCCTTGATGTCCAGGAAGACCTCTCCATCCACCTCGGCGAGGTTGGAAACCAATCGGGTCATCAGCTGCTCCGTGGACATCTCCAAGGTGAAGAAGGCCACAGGCTTTTTGTTCATCGCTTGGTTGAGAGCGTATTGCAGGGCCAAGGTGGTCTTGCCCATTGCAGGACGGCCCCCCAGGATGATAAACTCCGAAGGCTTGAAACCCGTTATCAGGCTGTCGGTGTTGTGGTGGAAGGTTCGGGTGATGCTGTTGTCCTTCGCTCCCGTAATCACCTCGTTGAGGCCCATCATAAAGCCCAAGAGTAATTCGTGAACCTCGGTAGCAATCGGGTCGGGGTCTAAGGACTTGATGTCTTGGATTTCCTTGTAGAGGCGATCAACATCCTGGTGCTTGAGAAAGTCAATCTTGGTCTTCTCAATTTGGTCGTGGATGTACCGGCAATGCAACTCGTACCGGTACACCTTCCATCCATCGTGAGAATAAAGCCCTGAGTCAAGGCTTGCGAGAAACACCACATCGGTGGGGACATTCATCTCAATCATCCGTGAACGGACGGTGAGCGTGTTGATAGGCTTGTCCTCGGCCCGAAGGCTCCGAATGGCTTTGAAGGTATTCTTGCGGATTCCTTCATCAAAATACTCCTCTCTCAGTTGGAGGACAATATCCCCCGGCTTGATGATTTCGCAAATGAGGATGCCGAGGAGTCGGTCTTGGTATTCAGCGTACAATTCCGCTGGGAGGCGTGTAAAATCGGAGTGGTTGTTCATCGTTTTGGGTTGAATGGTAGGGTTTGTGTTGGGAATGGCCTCCAGACTGCGTAGGAAGCTCGTCATTGAACGCTTTATGGGTTAGGTATCTTACGGGGTCTTTGCGGAACTTACGCTCTCTGTGAGCCTCTAAATAGGTCGGAAGGGTATTGCGGATTTTCTCAATCTCTTCATCGGTCAGTTTGAACCAAGCGAGGATGGCTTTGTCCTTACCGACCTTCTTGTCGTAGAAGTTCCAGAAGCCCTCAAACATAGCCATCATTTCCTCTTGGGAGTGTTTAGAGTTCCTGCGGATGTTTTTGTTGGAGTATTTGGACGTTCCCTTCTCTTTTTCCTCCCCCACACCCCCTCCTTTATCTCTACCCTTTAGAGTGTTTAGAGTATTAGTATTGTTTATATGTATAGAATTGTCTATATAATTATATATATATAGTAGGTTTTGTTGAAAAATCAAGTTTTCTCGCTCAATTTTATCCACATAATCCTCCAGGTCTTTGACATACTCGTCCTGGTCAAGGTAGCATTCGGGGTTGGGTCGCATTAGGGTTAGGGGTTTATCATTAGAAAGACTGCAACTCCGACTTGACATTATTCCAAAATTCAAGTGCCTCATCTTTTTGTGCTTCATACCAATACTGGTGAGTTGCTCCACAATCATCCCAATCAGCATGGTTTGGGTCTAATGGTCTTGCGCTTAGTATTTCTTCAACCGCTATCAAAGCACATCGTTTAGCTAAGTCGTTAATGACAAATCCGTTAATACTGTATTTTGCACTTAACAACTCCTTTAAGTAATAGTGCATCAATTCCTTTGCTTTTTCTTTTGGTTTCATGGGTTTGGGGTTTGGTTGGTCAGTTTATAGGCTGACGCTGGGGGACTTTCGGTAAGACCAGAGGCTGACGATTTGTTCACGAATGAGCGAGTTAGCCGTCATTTTACGAGCGACCGTTGACGAGTTGACATTTCTTTGAAAGTTGGTAGCTTTTCAGTATCAGACTGCTCGACAAATTCCAAAGCGTTCAACCTTTCTGCTATTCTTACCATTTGACTTTTATATCCAATAGTATCAAAGAATTTTTTACAAACAACTTCTTCATCTCCATTCATAGTTGCTTTATGACAAATGAAGTGAGTTTGCTTTTCGGCACAATCTTTAATAATTTCTTTTGCTCTTTTTGAGCTTACAATTCTATCTTCTGATAAAAGACAGTTTTTGCAACATTCTTTGAAAACCTTTAATCCCATTGTATTTTGAATTTAATTTCTCATTCATTGTATCCGATTGCATATTAAACGTGCGTTCGGGTTTCCGAATCCCAAATGGCACTCCATTTGAAATTCTTCCAGCTGTCCTTCCATATAGATTTAAACTTTTCTATGATTTTTGCTTCAAAACTTCTTGCCTCTTCCAAGGTGTCAAAGTCCTCCTGAAAATCATTCATCCCTCCCTCAGGATAATAGGCATCACCTGCAAATACTAAGAATCGTTTCATAGGTTTAGGGTTTGAAATAGTTTGTACGCACCACAAGAATCGGTCAGGGTCTTGACTTGCGGTCCGAATCCGTTGGAACGGGATAGGACATACTCGCAGGCGTTACCCTTGGCCCGCACCTCAATCACCCTCCAGGGGCGATCGTTGGTGCAGGCCGTGAGCAGGAATAGGAGGAGGATGGCTCGCATTTAGGCTCTTGATTGATACTTTGAGAGCAACTCAGCAACACGCTTGTTGGCTTCCTCGGCTTTCGCCAGAAGGTCTTTGAGGGTAGCGTCCATTTCGTTGGGCTTCTGGACAACGGCTCGCTTGGCCTTAAAGGTCTTGAACACTTCCTTAATCTTCACGCTTTGCTCGTTGATGCACTTATCAATGTCCTCTTGGGTAGGGACCTTGTTGAAATCGGAGTAATACAGCGACTTGTTTTGGCCTGGGCGAGAGCCTTTGGTGAT